CTGCCCGCATCCCCCGCGCCGCCACCACCACCACCGTGAAGCGCTTTGCCGCCAGCTTCAGTCGCACCGCTGGTGCCACCGCCGCCGCCGCCCAGCATCGCATCCGCATCGGCGGCGCCGGGGTTCGGCCCACCACCGGCACCACCCGTCGAGCCGCTGCCGCTGGCCCCGGCCGATGTCAGCCCGCCACCGCCACCGCCACCGCCCGACGCGGAATTTGCGCCCGCGCCGCCGCCGTAAGCGGTGACATGCGAGCCGAAACTCGAATTGCCCCCCGCCGTGCTGATCGCGCTGGTGCCGACCGTCACCGTCTCGGTAGCGCCGAGATCGCCGATCGTCATCGTCCGGCGCTTGTAGCCGCCGCCGCCCCCGCCGCCGCCGGTGCCGTTGCCGCCGCCGCCACCGCCGGCCCCCCAGGCCTCGATCTCGACGATCGCGTCGTCGGGAAAATCGGCCGGCTTCGTCCAGGTGCCGCTCAGATCGAACTGCTGGATATCGGCACCGACGAGGGCCGAGCTCGCCGTCGGCGCCGCATCGAAGAGCCGGAACGCGCTGCCGCTCCTGACGATGAGATAGAGCCCGTCCGCCTCGAGCGCGTTCGCAACCAAGGGGTCGCCGGCGCGATCGAGGAGATCCGTCACGCCGACCCCGTCGACGTTAACCGTCACCGCGCCGGTGTTGGCGTTGACCGGAATCAGCCAGAAGGCCAATCCCGCCGTATAGGCCGAGATCGATACGCTGGCCGTTGCCGTGATCGCATTGGTGCCGGCGACATTGGTGAGCGTGTCGGCCGAGCGCGCCCACAGCGCGATGATTTCCGCCGCGACGTCGTCCATGTAGTCGGCGCCGGACGTCGGGGTCGACGCCGATGCCGAGAGACGGTTTGCGGTCATGGGGAATCCTTCGCTCGGCGAAACCCGCCGGACGCTGGAGCGCGACTAAAAAGGGGAGGCGGAACTATTCGGTCAGCGGATGGATGCCGGGGGCCTCGTCGACCATGACGATGGTCGCGCCGAGCTCCCGCGACGGCAGCACGTCCTTGACGATCATCCGGCGGAATTCGGATTCGAGCTTGCCCGACGCCAGCCAGCAACCCTCCGACAGGCCGGAGGGTGCCGCGAACGGCGTCGCAAAAGCGATCGTGTCGGTCGTCCCGGACACCGTCGAGATTTCCTTGGTGATGACCGTGCCGTAGCCGTCGTCGAGGCGAATCACCACCCCGGTCCGGACGCCGAGATCGGTCAGGTCCGGCACCGAGGGCACATCGACGACATCGTTCAGATAGTCGGTCTCGGTCGTCACCGGGATGGCATTATTGAGGGTGAGTCCGGTCACCAGCCCGGCCGCCGTCGTTACTTCCGCAATACGCGCAAAACCGGCGCGGCGGTCGAGAACATCATGCTGCAAACCGATCAGGTCGCCGCGGCGGCAGAGGACCGATTCGACGTCGGTCTCGATGGTGTGGAAGACGTTTCGGAGCTCTGCCTGGCGGAGGTCGAGCCGCGCCCGCATCGTTGCCAGCGTTTCATCGGTGATCTGGCGGTACTCGATCGCCTCGAGGACGAGATCCGGATCGGTGGTATCGACGCCGTCGCGATAGACCCGGATTTCTTTCGGCCGGTAGAAATTATCCTCGTCCAGGAAGGTGACGAGAAAGCCGTCGGGCAGGGTCGGATAGGCCTTTTCGAAGCGGTAGCCGGCCAAATTGATCGGCGAGAAAGTCTGGATCGGGTCCTCGGCCGAGCGGTCATATTCCCAGGCGACGCCGTAGGGCATCGCCCGCGGGGTTGCATGACCGGCCGAGGCGAGAAGTTGCAGCACATCGGCCACCGAGGAGTCCTGGACGACGACGTTGCACTTCAGATCCTGGCCGTTGCAGAAGGCCCGCCACGCGACCAGGCTTTCGTTGTCGATCTGGGTGGCCTTGAGCGGCCGCCGGTTGAGATAACCGATCAGCGCGGCGCGGTAGTGCGGTGCCGGATTCGACGACGTCGTCCAATGGCCCCATTCGCCGTCGCGCCAATCCCGGACGTAAGCCGACGCCATGACGCTCAGTCGGTCGGCCCGACGGTTCTTGACCTTGATGGCAATCTTGGCGAGGCGGTCGTCCGCAGCGAGCGGTGCTTCGTTCCACACCGAGGCGATGCGCGCCAGCGCCATCTTGCTGTGCAGGTCGGCCTGCGATTTGACCGTGCGTGCCTGACCCGACGACAGGTAGTAGCCGAAGAGGTCCGGGATATCGATGCCCGAGTAATTGTAGGTCGACGCCGTGAAGTTGCTGTCGGTGATCAACTGCCCCTTGATCACCTGGATTTCGTAGGTGCCCTTGGGGAAGGTCGCCTCGTCGAGGTAGAATTCGACGCGGTCCGCATAGAGATGGACGTTGTCGGTATCGGTGATGGCACCGCCTGCACCGAAATGTGCATGCGCTGTCCAGCCGCCGCTTGCCGGGCCGCCAGAGGTAGTCTGCACCGGCACCGATTTATAGGCGGCGACCGGGCCCTCGGTGGTCGGCGGGCTTGGTTCCGTTCCCGCTGTTGCCCAGAAGATTTTCACCATCTTCCGGATCAGCGTCTGGCGATGGCCGATGAAGTGGATCTCCGGAAGGTTGATCCAGGTCGAAGCGCCGACCAGGCGAATGCGGAAGCGGACCGGCAATCTCTGATCGACCGCCGACGATTCGTCGTAGAGGCCTTCCAGCCAGAACAGCGACAGCCAGATCTCGTCGGGCTCATCCCGCGCCGTCGTCCCCGACCAGAAAGGCAACGAATTCGACGGCGAATCCTGATCCTCGAGGAGATGATCGTCGGGCGAGGCCTCCCACTTGTACTCGGCGAGAATGACGTTGGGCTGATCCTCGAACCCCTGGCGGGTGACCAGTGTCAGCGCAGTGTCATCAACCCAGCCCTCGCGGATCTCGTATTCGACGTCCTCGAGGTCGGTAGACAGCACGTCGCCGAGGCGGATGTCCTCCATGAGGTGCGGCCCGGCCAGGGCCATGACCGCCTCGACGTATTCGTCATCGTCGATGATCTCGGTCAGCGGCAGGGAAATCAGATTCGGAAACACCCTCACCGTGCCGATGGCGTGCTGCAGGGTAGCCCCGCGCTCCGCCACATTCTGCTCAAGGCTCGCCGAGCCGAGATCACGATCGTCATCACCACCGCGGCTGAGAGCCAGCGGCTGTTTCGGCGGCGCAAACACCGCCGAGATGGCGAGCGACCCGGCGATGCTGATGCCGGCGGCGAGAGCCTTCGCCGAAACCGAGCCGGCGGCGAACCACCCGCCGGCAATGCCGGCACCGAAGCCCGCGCTGACGAAGGCGGTTGCCGCCAAGAGCGCGATCGAGGCGACCACGGCGAGCGCCGACTTGCCGCCACCGCCACCGCCGTCCTCGCCACCGCCGCGATGCAGCGGCAGGTGCAGCGTGATCCCGAGCGGTTTACGGCTGTCGCTGCGAGGCCGGACCAGATGCCAGACCTCCCGGTAGACCGGATCGCCGTTGATGCAGATGATTCCTTCCGACCAGAACCGGCTCGGCAGATCCGGCACCTGCGCCGCGATCTCGGCGAGGGTCGCACCTTCCAGCGCGACGAACCGGTCGACTGCGGCACCGAACGGCTTGCGGCCGAAGGCGACCGGAATCGGCCGGACGATCGCGTTCATGCCAGCGCCCCGTGGCGGTAGACGCCGATCACCCGATGCACGACCGAGACATGGGCCCGGGCGCTGTCGCTATCGCGATAGGGCACGATGGCCGACATGGTCTTCTTCTGGATGTGCAGCATGAACCCCGGCCTGACGATCACGCCGCAATGGGCCGGAACTCGCGCGAAACGATCGTTCTCGCGAACCCGTGCCTTCATCAGCACGACGTCGAAAGCTTGATCCTGATCAGGCTCTACTCGCCGCCAGGGACCGGACTGCGAGTCCCGCCGGAACCTGCCTGCGACCCGCAACAGGTCCGCCGCGTCGACTTCGCCATAGTCCGGCACGTCGACGGCCGCGTGCTCGGCCAGGACAAGCCGCACCAGGCCCCAGCAATCGACACCGTCGCGCTCGCGGCCGTTGGCACGATACGGCAGGCCGATATAGGCCGACGCCCACGTCCCGCTCATTCCGGCGCCGCCCAGTTACCCTCATCATCGCGGAGCCAGCCGATCTGGACGCCTTCCGGCAGGCTTGACCACAGAACGATCTCGTCGCAGTCCGGCTCATAGGGCGTCACCCCATCCCAAGCGACGAGGTTGACGACCCTGTTCTGCTTGATCAGCGCGTAGGCTTGTCCATCCGCCATGGCCTCACCTCCACAGCCCCGGGCAGCGCACCTGTGTCGCCCGGAGGCCGGGATAAGCAATCGTCGCCAGATCGTAGCGGAGCCCGATATCGCCGCTGATCGTCATGGCATCGCCTTCGACGCCGCGCAGCACCAGATCCTCGATCGCGATTTCGATCTCGTTTGGATCATCGGCGAGCACGACATAGAGCGAGATCGTCAGCGGCCCGTCGAGGGCGAGAACTTCGTCGCCGATCTCGCGGTCGACGTTCTGGATCGAGATCGAGCCGAGCGCCTGGCCGTCGCTTTCGTCCGGCCGGGTCAGTTCGAACGGGAAGCCGAGATAGGTCCGCCCGTTGGAAACGACGTCCTCGGTGTTGTTGGCGAAGCCCATGGCTTCGATCAGGTCGGGATGCTGGATCCAGACGAGCTCGAGCGCGGCGTCGTCCGAATGCTGCCGCTCGATCGCAGTGCGGAACGCCGTCGAAATCGAGCGCGGCATGTCATCGGCCTCGCCAGATCGCGTAGGCCCTGACGCCGAGATACATGGCCCAGCGAACGAGGAAGCTGACGCCGCAGGCCTTCATCGCCAACAGGAATTGCCGATCGGCCTTGCGCCGTGTCGGCGCATATGGGTTTGGCGTTCCCGCCTTCAACCACTCGAGGCACCGATCGTGAAGGCCGGCGGCGCGCATATAGGCACCGGTCGGCGGAAGCACTGCCCAGATCAGTCGCGGGGTCGTGGCGCCATCGAAGATGAAGCCCGCCTCGACGACAATCTCCTTGCCGGAGCCGAGCGTGTCGATCTCCCAGACCAGAGGCTCGAGGAGCTTCCAGCGCTTCCAGTCGGCATCGAGATGTTCCAGCCGAAGCGGCCCGGTGAATTTCGACATGCTCAGGGTATCCGCTGGATCTGACAGGTCGCCCGCCAGATGAGGCCGCTGATCGCCGCCCACTGGGGCGGCGCTATGAATCGGAACGTGGCGGAGTCCCGGCTTTCCGGATCCGTCCAGGTGAAGGTCTGGGTTCCGTCCTCAAGCGTCGTGTCGTGGAAGGTGTTGAGATAACCGCGTTGATCGTCGTCGAGTTCGAAAACGGCCGTGAATTCCTTGACCACGCCGGTAAAGCGGCGGCGTACTTTGGCGTCGCCGACCTCAGGCTTGAACTGGATCTTGTTGTCCTGCCGGCGCGCCGAGAAGCCGTCGACCAGCGGCGCCGTTGGAAGGGTAGCCGGCCATGAGGGCATGATCAGCTCGTCCGGCTGACCCGGGTGCGGGCGCCCATGCGTCCGCCAAGGACGCCATCAAGATCGCCGCGCGCCGCTCCGGTCTGCACCGAACCGATGATGATCCGGTTGATCTCCCGGTTGCCGTCGCGGCGACGTTCGGTCCTGACCTCGCTGCCGTTGTTGTTGACGATCTCGTTGACGACTTCGACCTTCACACCGCCACCTCCGGCCTCGACGCCGAGCCGACCGTCGGCACCACGCTTGAGCGGCATAACCGCTTCCGGGCCGTCCTCGCCCATCAAGCCCATGCCGCGGGCCATCGGGAAAAGAGTCGGTCGGTCGATCACACCGCCGCGCCTGAAAGGAATGACATTCCCACTGTCGAAGGCATTGCCCTTGGCATGGAAGCCAATGCCAGCCGACACCGTTCCGCCACCAAATGCTCCGAATAGATTGGCGAACAGCATGTTGATCGCCTGATCAAGGGCCATGTCGATCAGGCGCGCGCTGAGTCGATCGAACGCATTGCCGAGCGCTTCGACGGCCGAGACTCCGTTCTGAAGATCTGAAGCGAAGCCGCCAACAAAATCTTTAGCCAGATCCGCGCCGAGCTTGATCTGCTCGTTCAGGCGGACCTGCGAGGCGACCGCACCATGCAGGTTTTGGGCATAGTCGTCGCCATAGATGCTTCTAACCGCGCCAGCGACCTGTTGTTGAATCGGCGAACGGCCGAATTGCTCGCGGGCGAATTGGGCGTCACGCAGCGCATTGGCTTCCGCCAACTGTTGAGCATAGGCACCAATAGCAGCAGTCTTTTCCTTGATCAGTTCGATCTCGCGCTGATCGATCACGGTGCCGTTCTTCGCTGCCTCGGCGCGGAGTTGCGCGGTGAGTTGATATTCCATCCGGAGCGCGGTGGTGGCACCGACGCTCTTGCCGAGGAGATCGAGATCGAGCGCGGCGGACAGCATGGCCTCGTCGAGGCTCCGCTTCCGCTCGCGCTGCGCCTCGGATAGGGCATGCTCCGCCGTTGCCAAGGCGAGCGCGGCCGCATTCTGAGCGCGGAGATTGCGCCCCTCAGCGCTCTCGTTCGGATCGACCGGAGCCGCGAGGACGCCTGCTGCTGCAGCGGCCGCCTTTTCTCCCGGTGAACGGGCAAAGACACCCTGCAGCGCGGCGGCCTGCCGATTCCTGAGTTCGATCGCCTCCTGGGCGTTCCGCCCGATGAATTCGCGGGCGTTGGCTGCGGCCGTCGTGCGAGCCCCGAGCAGCGTCAACTCGTACAGTTGCTTGTTGGCTTCCTTGCTCGCCTCGACGAGGCTTGTCACCTCCTTTGTCAGGTCAGTGAAGCGCTTCGCGAGCTTCTGCAGCCCCTTGTCGGCAGGGTCGCTGTTGGCGAGTTTCTCGACCTCGGCATTGTAGGCCTGGATGTCCGCCGTGCCGTCGCGGAGATCCTCTGCCAGGCGGTTGGCGATCTCCGATACTGGCCCCGCGCCGAGGTCGCCGACGCCGCCGAAAACACGGCGCACGCGGGCAATCGATTCGATGGCATTCAGGGTCGATCGGAGGCTTAAGAGTTCGGAATCAGCGCGATCCTGCAAACCGACGATGTTCTGGCGGCCCTCGAAAGTGATCGCGGCCTGGGCCCGCTCGCCATATTGAACGGCGGCATCCTCGGCCTCTTCCCATCGCTCCTTGATGCTCTTGATGACGTCTTCATGCTTCTCGAGGACGGTCGACGTCGTATCGCCACGAAGAAGCGTGAAGAGCGCACCCGCACCGGCAACGGCTCCGGCAAACCCGAGAACAAGAAGATTGAGCGGATTGAGGAGGAACTGAGCAACTCCAGTTCCGACCGCGCGAATAGCCCCCGCCACGCCGACGCCCGGTCCGAAGATCTGGGCAATCTGCGAGCCCTGTTGGATGAAGGTCCGAAACAGCGGTTGCCCGGTGAGGACTGCCTGCCCGACGTCCTGCAATTGGAACGACAGGTTCTGGATCTGGAAGGCCGAAAGTCTTGCCGCGTTGCCGGCGCCGAGGAAAGTATCCTGCGCCTTGGTCCCGCTGATCCGCTGAATCGACTCATTGTAGCGCATGGTCGCGGCGTTGATTGCTTGGGCTCGCTCTCCCGCAGTTCCAATGCCCTCTTCCTCGAAGCGATTAACCTGTTGCAGGGCGTTCTGGAGCGCACGCTCGGCGCGGACGCGCGCGTCAAGCCGGCCGAGGAGTTGGCCCATGGCGTCGCCCGACGTCCGTGTCGCCCGGGTGAGCTTCTCTTCCTTGACGGCCGTATTATCGATGGCGGCGCCGGCGGCGTTGAGCTTCTCGACGCCCTCGACTCCCATCCGGTAAATCGCTTGTTGGACGACGTCTGTCATGGTGGCCTATCCCGGGTCAGCGGCACTGTGCGCATCTTTGCAAACGAGGCCACAGATTTCATGGGCGCTCCGCCATGACTCATTGGCTTCGCGCAAACCATCGGTCGTTCCGCGGAGGCGACCAAGAGAATACGCATACCAGCAGGATGCAGCCCAACCAATTGCGAGGAAGATCAACCACGTCGACTCGCCGCTCATTTATATTCCTGAGCGAGAATTTCGGAGCCGAGGCGAATTGCCGACCAGCCATAGGCTTCGGCTAGATCGAACATTCTTCGGGCGATAGCGTCCTCTCTAAGGCGAATGAGCGTCCATCTAATTTCACGCATCGGCACCACCCTAACTCAAAATGCGTCACTACCTGGTTGATCGCCGCTGGGACAACAGTGTACAGTCGTTGTAGGCAGAGGTCGGTGGTTCGAATCCACTCGTTTCAAATGGGCGACCGCGGATAGCACCCAGAGTAGAACGTAGCTCAGTCGGTCAGAGCGCTGCCATCACTCTCTTTACCCTCGTAGAGGGCCTCGCATTCCTGCATCGGGTGCTTAGGTGGCGCCCGGCTTCTTCGCCGAGCGGATGCGCACGTAGGACGCACTCAGCTGCATGAGCGCGGCGCATTCCCACGGCTCGAGGAAGTTCCCGGTCAATTCCGACCAAGCGCTGAGATCGCGCCAAGTGATCTCGGCCGGACCCCAGCCGTTCGATCCGCAGCCGTTGTGGATCTCCCAGAACCAGATCCAAAGGTAGGTAATCAGATTGGGGAATGGCGGCGCTTCCGACAGCAACTCCGCCTTGACCGGTCGGCGCAGCTTTGCCAGTTGGCGGGCGGCCGATTGTCGATGATCCCCCTCGGTGGCCCCGTCGTCTGTCGGTCGACCGAGCGTGAACTCGTGCTCGGCGTACTCGATCAGTTCGTCGACGAGGCCTGCCTGAAATTTTCGCGGTCGCCCACCGCTTCTTCGACCTGCTCACGCAGCCATGTCATGCGCGGACTGGAGAAGAGGTCGCGCGCATTGTCTTGGGTAAACGGAACGTCGAGAGCACCGCCGTCGAGCGCCACGAGGCGCCAACCGACAGTGAGCGCCACCAGAAGTTCGACGCCCTCGGCTTCGAGCTCCTCCGGCGTGATCTTTCCCCGGCCGCGCATGGCGATCCGGCGCCTGGCAACATTCCGCTGATGCTTGCGCGCCACCTCGCTGTCGCCGCTGTGCATCTCGATGTATGCCTCACCGCCGTCGGCGTCGCGCAACGGCTGACGGCTGACGGGATGAAGGATCGTGACTTTGACGGAGCGATCAACCTCGAGCTCAAGACCTGCGAATTTTCCAGTCATCGGAGTGTCCTTCTGGCGGTAAGGGGACCGGGATGATCCGCCAGGCTCATCCCGGTCCGGTTGCGCAACCGCCCGTCAGGTGCGCCTCACGGCGTTCCCGGCGTGCGTCAGTCCCCGTGGCGGCCGGAGATTCACGAAATCCATTGTCCATCCGGCCGACCGAGAAGATCGGCTGTCCATCCGCTCATCGAACGGACATTGCGGAGAATGCCTGTTCGGTTTGCTTCCCACACCGGACGATATGTCCGGAGGTTCCGTTCGAACGGCCAGCGCTGCGATTCATCGCGGCTGATACCGTCGATGTGGGCCGCCGCCGAAAGCGGCATTCCGCAAAGAACGATCTTGGTTCCGCCGACGAGACCGGCGACGCGGATGCAAAGAAGCCCCGACGAGCCGTCCTTTTCAGCGACGCGGCTGACCGACAGACCCGCCGGAGCCCGGCCGTTGCCGTAGGTCCACAGGCATCCGGCGGCCGACCGACCCGCGACGCGCCGACGCTCGATCCAGTCGAGGAACTTTTCCGGATGAAGCGTCGCCCAGTGGTCGAGCCGCTCCGGCCAGGCGACGCCGGCGTCGTTGCAGGCGACAATCAGATCCGGCTCGAACAGTTCCCGTGCAACCTCGATATCGGTGAACAGGCACTCGGCCGAACCGAGGACGAGAGCCCGCACCCGCAAACTGTTTGTACTTACTACGCGGTGGCCTGCGTGTCGGTGAAGCGCACGGTCGTCGCTTCGATGCCGGCGGCGGCAGATGCATATTTGAGTGCCTGGAACGGGAGTGTGATGATCTGTCCGCTTTCCCCGCTCAACGGCACATCGGCGTCGCCGAACTTGACTCGCGGCAGATAGATCGAGGCTGCGGGAGCATCGATCGCCGATGTCGTCGTCAGGTAGGCGAGGATGGCGACCTCGGTCTCGTCCTTGAAGTAGTTGAGGAAGGTCGCATCCTCGAGGAGTGCCGTCATCTGGCCGGTGACGTTGAGGCGACCGAGATGTACCTCGGGGACATAGTTCTGGCCGACGACCGCCTGCGACGAGGCGCCGAGGGCGGCCTGGACATTAAGGCCGGTGACCACGCCGACCTGCGAACCGCCGACAAGGAGCACGCCGTTGACTGCGGCGAAGATGCCAGTTGATGTCGCCGCGGCCGGTGCCGAAAAGAACGGCGAGTTGGAGTCCTGGTAGATCTCCATATCTCGGCCCATGACCGTGAGGTCGATGGTAGCAAGCCCGGTCGCCGGAAGCTGGATATTGAAGCCTTCCATGCGGCATTCGAGGAAGAGCCGCGCAAGGTCGATGTCCTCGAACCAGTGCTCGAAAGCGAATTTCCGGGAGACATGGCTCACATCCGGCATGAAGGCGGAGCGTCCGACTGCAGTGACGCTGAAGGCCGTGTCGGCGATCGCCGTCGTCGGCGCCGGCGAAAGGCCGAGTGTGCGGTTGCTGCCGCTCATCGAGGTGACAAGGAAATTGGTCGAGTTGTTCGCCGTCTCGGCGAGGTCGGTGAACTGGATGATGTCGCCGATGCGGAAGCCGACGGTGTGAGCGTCGCCGCCCGCGAAAACGACGGTCGAGGCCGAAGCGTCGAACGTGGCACTGGTGAAATCCGATTCACTTCCCGACACCGCCGCGGCGTCGTTCGCCCGAAGCACCGCCTCGATGAGTTCCCAGTAGGTGCCCGGACTGAACTCGCCGCTGATGCCACCGGTCACCCGCTTGGTGCCGTGACGAAAGTCGGCGATCTGCCGATGGCTGGCGATTTCGGCGGCCTGATAGGTGTCCTTGGCGAGCTTCAGCGTGCTCGAGACGCGGCGGAGGATCTGCCCTCCGGACGGCCACGGGTCGGAGGCCGAAGTGG